TTTCCTCCGATGGTTGGACAGATATCCAGTCCTCGTGGAAACAAAAGGTTCCTCAACTCCATTGATTTATGAAAAGATATGGATTACTTCTAACTTAGACCCTAGGTTATGGTATCCTGGTTTGGACACTGCTACTTATGCTGCTTTACTCAGAAGACTCAAAATAACACATTTTGCAAGTTTATAATAAAGCTTTATTAACCCTCAGTTACTAAACCTGGAATTGGTTTGTGTGCTTGTAATCCAGCTGCTACAGTTGCATTTGTAGCCATCCATACTTGTCTGCATTCTACATCATGAGTGTTTTCTGTTTTAGCTTCTTGTGGACATTCGATTCTCATTGATAATTGAATTTCGTGTAAGATTGAGCTTTGTCCTTCTGCTGCTGGGTTAAGATGTATTTGGTGTGCTGCTTCAGGTATTCCAGGTGGTGCATTCAATGGATATTGTTGTAAAGCAGGGATTAAAATCCAAAGACTCCATACATTCTTCCCAGGTACATTTTGGTAGTAGTTTGTTGCTGATACATTATCAGACAACGTAGTATAGTCATAGACTTGTGTTCCTTTTTTGAAAGATACAGTTACTGTTTTGCCAGGTCTCAGATTGTAAGATTTCTTTTCAAGTCTGAAATAATCTGTAAATGCTTTGTATAGTTCTGGTCTGTCATATAATTGATTGGGTCCTGATTCTGCATAATTTCCAGCAGTCATATTCTCATATAAATCAATAGCTCTTAACCATTGTTCATCTGGGGCATATCCTGTTGTGGATAGATCTTTAGGATGGCAACGGTAATGAATACATTTTACGTTTGCCAAAGTATTGTTTGTTAATCTCTCAACAGCTGTTCCACTTATAATTTTAATTTTTATATCATTATCAAAGTTTCCAACCTTTCCTGATGTTGTATCAATACCATTTACTGTTGCTACTTTATCATTGAACATTACAGATGCTGCATCCATTATCATTGCTGGTGAAAACCAATTAAAAGATACTTGGCCATTTCCACTGAATACTTTTTGTTTATTTCTCGATCCATTAGGTATATACTTATTTTGAAGGTAAGTAAAATGTCCTGATAAATTGTCTTTATTAAGTTCTTTTTGAACAACTCCCTTAGCTACTTTCCTGACTTGCTGCTTGGTTCTATAACTAAGACGAGGCTTCTTTTTCTTGTAGACCTTTCTTCTCCTTTGACCATTTGTTCGTACTGGCTTATGTTTTCCGTATCCGAGTGTTCTTCGTCCGTATCCGTAGAGTTGCTTTCCTCTTCGATATAAGTGACCGACTTTACTTGCTGTTCGGTCGATTGCAGAAAGCGCTGCAATGCCTGCCCCGAGTTTCGGACCCAAAGAATACTTGTATTGGTTATAATAGTTTGTACCGTACTTGCCTAGTCTTGTTATGTAACTCATTTAGGAAAGAAAAAGACTTTATTTTTCCGCTTTTTTTAATTTAGATCAGGCGAAGTTTTTTCCTTTAGGAAAAAAAAGAGACTTAGTTAGAACTCTTAGGGTTAGAGTTATGATTCTAGCTTTAGCTAGAATCTAACGTCATACGTTTACGTGCAACAACTTTCAAGTAGGGTTAGGGTAAAGGAAAAAGGTTATTTTTTATTTTTTAGTTTTATTAACGACCAACATCATCATCTCTTAGTCTTTCTACTCTCCTTGCGAGTAATTCAAACATTGGACCAACTTCCAAAGTATCCATAAAATCGTCAAAATGCACCTGTCTTGGAGTTGGCGATTGGGGTTCCTCAAGTTCCCATTCAAGTGTTCGTGGTCTGTTGAGTCGATAGGTGGAGTTTCTTCCCGATGGTGAGTAAATGGTGTCGACATCTGGCATTGAAGAAAAAAAGATAAAAATTTTCCATTTTTTTTTTCATTTTAATTTAGATCAGTCACAGTGACACCACCCCCCATCGGAAAATTTTCGACTATATGAGGCAGGCTTAGTATTACTTACAGCCTGCCGTCTCTCGTCTCACTCACGACTCACTTTATGAATATTGATCATTTATGTCAAACACCATGTCGAATCTGTCAAACATTGCACTCCGTAGGTATCCTCAGGCAAGGTATTGGCTCCTCACCATTGCCCATCATGAGTTCACCCCTTACCTCCCCCCAGGAGTTGTCTGGATACGAGGCCAGCTTGAGCTCTCGAGCAGCGGATTCCTTCACTGGCAACTCGTGGTCACCTTCGGTAACAAGATCAGATTGGGCGGAGTACGATCAGTATTTGGACCACACCATGCAGAGCCAACACTCTTCGCTGCCGCCAACTCCTACGTCTTCAAGGACGACACTTATGTCGCCGGAACCAGATTCGAATTGGGTTCACGACCTATTAACATTACGAATAAGCAAGATTGGCTTGCTATTTGGGATGCTGCTCGAAACAACCGAATCGATGATATCCCCCCTTCGATCCGTTTTATACATTACAATAACGTCCGCCGCATTGCTTCAGACTTTGCACAACCTATTGGAATGGAACGAGAATGTTTTGTCTTTTGGGGAGATACAGGTACTGGAAAATCCAGACTTGCTTGGCAACTTGCAGGGTTGGACGCTTATCCTAAGGATCCCAGAACAAAGTGGTGGGATGGATACAGATCTCAAAAACATGTTGTCTGCGATGAATTTCGAGGTTGTATCGATATTGCTCATTTCCTCCGATGGTTGGACAGATATCCAGTCCTCGTGGAAACAAAAGGTTCCTCAACTCCATTGATTTATGAAAAGATATGGATTACTTCTAACTTAGACCCTAGGTTATGGTATCCTGGT